CGAATACCTTCTTCCTCTGATAAGGGGTTCGGATTTGAGGGGTTAGAGTCCACCATTGAACGCAAATCCGAACCCTGCTTTGTGTGGGGGACGATTTTCGTTCAAACAAAAAGACACTCCTTGCCGTAAATGGCAGGGAGTGTTCTCTTTTTGCCTATTTTGGGGTTCGACTCTCCATCGAAAAAGTTCGACTTTCCAATGGGGTCAACCCTCTTCGCCGGTAAACCCGTTAGCCTTGGCACATCGAAGTGCCCCGAGTATCATGGTGTCCTGAGCCAAGGTTCTCTTCTTCAACTCATAGAGCGGGGTTCTCCGGTGGTCATCCCATTCAATGAGCTGCTTCTTATCGTGGGTCACGATACCGACATACAGATTTATCAGCTTGTCCAATGTCAGGTCTGTCAGCACTTGCATTCTATCACCCCACAGCGTCATCCTCAGAAGAAGACTTGTCCTTAATCTTGATACCAAACAACAGGGCCAATTCCACCGTCCACGCTGAAAACCATGCCACGGTCAATTCTGAGGAAATCATGTGATCGTGGAAATTGGCAACCAGAACGGCCACGGTGTACCAGAACAGATTGAACATAGAGAAAACCGTGAAGAGGGTTCTCTTCTTGATTTTCTTCTTCGGCTTCTTGGCTACTCGCTTGCCGCTCATGATCTCAACCTCACTTCTTCAAGTAGGACGCAGACGCAAATCCGATATAGGTCACGCCGTTGTAGGTGAACTTCACATACAGCCACTTCACGCCGCCTACCAGAGTGTAGTAACCGTAGTTCTGAACCTTAGTACCCTTGGGGATAGCCACCAGCACTTTGTTGTTCGTGCCAGCTGCATTTCGCACATTCAGGCCGCTTGCGGCGGTCACGGTATAAGTCCCGGCCAGAGATTTGTCAAAGCCGGTAGCCACACCGGTAGCCTTGACCTCCTTACCGGAAGCGGGAGTAGAAGGAGTGTCTTTATCGGGCGTAGGAGCCTCCGTCTGGCCGCTGTACTCCACATAAGGGATATGACCGTGCTTCTTCCATGTCCGGGCGTTGTAGCCGCTCTTGGAGCCGATATTGGCAACAGCGGTGATCTGCACACAGTTCTTCCACTTGGGCGTACACTCGACAGCCAGACCGTCACCGATGTAGATACCGATATGGCCGGTAGTCCATACCACCTCACCGACCTCCATACTGTCCCAGCCGGTGGTAGAAGCGTCAGGGCACTTCTTAATCATGCTGTCTGCCCCAATGTCAGGGACATTGTTGGAGGCATACTTGGCACCGCCATAGGTAGCGTTCTTATCGCCATCCCAGCCCCACAAGATACCCTTGATAAGACACACACAGTCAAATCCAAAGGTGTCCTCAGAAGCGGCGTTAATCATCTTCACCCGAGCCGCAGCTTTGTTGTAGGAGTGATTGGTGGTGTACCGCTTCTTATTGGCCGAAGTCATGGGGGCACCGAAGCACCCCATGACATACAGCGTCTTGTAGTTCTTCGCAATGTCAATGGCCTTGCTGACCAATTCAGTTGCTTTCATCATGGATTATTCCTCCTTCCCGGCACTGTCCAGCAAGTCTTGTGTACGCTGGCTCTGAGTGCCGAAATAGAACGCAATGATGACCGCATAGATGGTCATGAAATCCTGACTGATCTGATTGGTACACGCCATGTACGCAAACACAGCGGTAAGAGCCAGTGTTACCAGACTCTTGACGGACAGAAGAGTGGACAGACGCTTAATGATGTTTTCCATGATAATCTCCTTTCCAATTTTAGTGAGTATTTTAGTGATAAATCTCCCACTACCGAAAGCCCTTGCGCCACAAGGGATTGAGGGCAATTTTACCGCCCATTTTCCATTTTTCGTGTATAAACCCTCTTATAGAACGCTCTATATAGAGGACTTTTCTGCAAAAGCCTTAGATTTATCACTAAACTCACTAAGATACACTAAAATTATTTTGTGGGTACACTAAATCATTTCAGTCAATCCGGTTTATGGAACTCTTCTAAGTCAGAAATCCGATGATTGATAACCTTGATTTGTTCCTCCACCACGGGCATTCGCTTGGCAAAATTGTTGTGTTCCCGGACTTCACGGGTCAACTCTTCCAGTTTGGTGTCCATAACAGCCTGAGTCTTGCTGTTGGCGATCAGGACACCCACCAGAGTAATCCCACCGGAAACAAGTGCGACAATGATAGCCTCCATTATCAGCCCTCCCACTTCTGCCAAGCTGCGGCGTAATCTCCGGGACTATAAGCTGTCCCATTGGGGTCAATACACTCGTAGATATTCCCGTCCGTCCATACCATAAACTCTCCCTGGCGGTACATATCATGTGCGCCCTGGACAGGAACATAGGGACGGGCCGTGTCCGGGCTTTTGCCATGCAGAGGCCGGTTGAAGGTGTACCATGCGGCATTTCCGGGAACAATGTCCGGGTACACCGCATTGTCGTAAGCCTGAAAACACTCCCAGGTCTGCTCCCATTCAGAGCCAAGGCCGTCCCCGGCATGGGTGTTGAAAATTTCTCCGACAGTGTGATTTCCTTTCACCCAATCGAGGTAAAGCCCGGAAGCCTTGATCTTCTGGTCATCGTCCTCAACCTGTTTCCCTTCCAGCATGAGCCGGGACATATAAATTGCACTGGACAGAGCGTTCAACATTTTCTCGTTCACAGAGATAACCCCCTCTCGATTGCCGCCGCAATAGCGTCCACATCGGCCTGTTCTGCCTTGCCTTTAAGAATGGCCTCTTGCTCCTTCTGGTAGGCAACCTCACTGATCGTGGTCACGCTCACGGTTTCTTTTCCTTCCAGTTCGCTCCTACCCTCAATGTGGTACACAGACCCCTCGATCACAATGCCGTGTGCCTGTTCCTCTGTGCATAGGCCGTAGCACCCGTTGTTCTGCATTTTGACCCACACGGGGGTTGTCACCGTTGCCAAAGGTGTTCCATCTTTGAGAATTCGATACATTTCTTTCCCAGCCTTTCTTGTTCGGATAGAAGCCGAACATGGATTTGAAATACTGATTGGTGTTCTCTCGCACCTTAAAACTGTTTCCTCGCTTCATGTGCCCGTGATAACTCTCTACGGAACTCCGAATGTCCGCAACCGTCATCTCACCTCTTTCCCACTTCCCATGAAAGGTTCGCAGCTTACGCCGGATAATCTTGGTAGAGTCCGGGTTCATCTTCAAGACAACCTTGCCGCTCGGGGTAAGGATAAACTTGGTCTTCAACCACCGGTAGAAATCAGCCAGCGGGATAACCCGTGTTTTCTTCCAATTCAGCCGCAGACCTAACTTCCGGGTCATCTCTTCCAGCCCAAACATTCCTTCGGTTCTGAGAAAATCAATGTCCTCATGAATGGCATATCCATCGTCCATATACCGGGCGTAGCCTTTAATACGAAGTTTTTCCTTGAAATAGTGGTCAATCGGACTTGGAAGAAGCAGGGCATTTGTCTGAGAGATTTGACTTCCAAGCCCTAAACCCACTGGCCCAAAATCCGAAATGAAGCTATCATGCAGGGAACGCACACGGTCATCATGGAGCCGCCGCTTTGCTTCCGCAGCTAAAGGGCCGTGTGGTGCTTCATCGAAATAACTCTTGAAGTCAAAAATCAGAATGCCACCGGCCAAACCATGTTTCCGATAGTGCTTTTGCAAGTGGCAGATCATACGCCGCAGGGCGAAGTCCATACCACGGTGTTTCAGACTGGCCGAGTTGTCATAGATGAAAGAGGATGAATAAATTGGGACAATGCAGTAATCGCACAGGCACTTTTGCACGGCCCGTTCTGTGATATGGACAGAGCGGATATACCGTTTCTTACCTCGCTCCATGATGGTGAACTCATGGAAGCCACGGTGGTAGAAATTACCCTCGTTCAGCGATCTCGCTGTCAGGGCAATGTTCGGGATGATATTGCCGATATAGCGTTGTGTGGAAGATTTCCAATAAACACCTTTACAGCACTTCTTTCCCGAGAGATATAGGTGTCGGAAAGAAAAGACCTCTTCAAAATCGCCACAGGCCATACTTCGCTTTTTACGAGCCTCTTCCCGTTTGGCCTTTCTTCTTTGATAACGGATTTCTCTTCTCTCCGCACTTGTCATGAAAAAGATTTCCCTCCGTACAGTATGATTGTTGGGTATGGGTTCTAACTGCGTAGTAATACCAGCCATGAAATGAGTTACCATACATCACTCACCATGCAAGAAGCGTCCGGCTGATTACATCGGAGTGCCCCTTTCGGGGTGGGCGCATTTCAAACGATGTGCCCGGAAGTTTTAGCCCATAGGCAGGGTACAAGTCCTCCCTCTGCAAAAGGTACTGATTTCACCCAATGGGGTTACTACGACTGACCTATACGAAGTTGCAGAGTCCGAAGGACACGCCATTAGAGTTGCTGGCGTTGTTATTGTTGGCATTGCCCGAGGTGTTCACATTGCAGAAGTTAGTCGTGTTGTCGCTATTAGGCGAACGCTCCCACCAGTTGTTCGCAGAACAGGCAAGGTTTTGCAGGACTTGACCCATATCTGAAAAACTAATCAGGAAGGTCTTTGTACCTTTTCCGATCAGATTTTTTCACGCTGGAAATTAGCTTGGCTTCATCTACGATATACTCTCCGAACTCCTGAATAGCGTGGTCAATCCAAGGGTACTTTTCTGGGTTTTGGAGAATAGCGTCATAGAGAAGGGCTAACTTCGGACTGAGGTTTTGCAGGGCAATATTGGCTCTGGTAAGACAGTCCCGGCGCATTTGTGCTTCATGCTTGTTTGTTGGGTAGATGTTATTGGCCGCTCTCACCTCGTCATGAACCGTAGAACACAGGTGCATGATCGGATAGAGAAGGTATGGGCCGTACCGTTTCGGTGCTTTCGTGACTACGGAGAAAGCGTGAAGCTCTAAGCGTCTTGCGGTTTCAATGAACTGCACATTGCTTTCTCCCCGCATAAATTTTGGGACTGACATTTTATCCTCCTACACCGCCCCTTCCGGGGCGGGATTTTTGTGGATGATAGATTAAACGCAGAAGCCGAAGGACACGCCACGAGAGTAGCTGGCGTTGCTATTGTCGGCATAGCCCGAGGTGTCCACAAGGCAGAAGATAGTCGTGTCGTCGCTACGAGGCGAACGCTCCCACCAGTAGTTCGCAGAACCATTGACCTTTTTGATCGTGGTGTTTCCAGCGGCATAATACTCATACTGAGTACCTTCACCAGCAAAAGAGTAGGTGGTAGCACCGAAAATCTCAATCTCAGACAGTAGGAACAACTTGTCCTGAGTAGTCTGGATAGAAGAGGACTGATTGCCAGCGGAAGTCCGCTTATTGACCGTCTTGATGACATTTTGCATAGCCGCAGGGAGTTGACCCAGATAGGTACTCATACGGCTACGCATGGCAGAACTGTTCCAGCCACCGGCGTTCGTGTTAGAGCTGTTCATGTTTGCAGTCTGATTGAGGCAGTCCACAAGCTGGAAGGTGATACCGGCCATTCCACCAGAAGTCAACTGATCGTGGTCAAAGCCGATAATCTGAACCTTGTAGTTCGTGCCGTTAATGCTGACGGTCTTCTGATCGCCCACGGAGAAATAATTCTTGGCCTGTCCGAACTGAGAACACAGAGCGATTTCAGACCAATCGGTCTGCTCCAAGGTGCCCGTGATATTGAAGGGGTAGACATACACAATGCCAATAACTTCCAGAGTGTAGGTCTTAGTCTTTTGAGAGCCGCCGTAGGTGTACCGGATAGACCAGTCACCCAGCTCTGCGGGATAGAGGACTGCTTCTCCACCAGAAGCCACAGCAGAAAGCACGGTGTCACCCTTAGTCATGGTAACGGTGGTGCCGTTATCGGCGTAGACATGGCACTCAGCAGGAGAACCCTTCTGGCTCAGGGCGTAGAGAGCGTCATTCACCGTGGGGTCAGCCCCATCCAGTTCCAGTGCCGCTTTCGTAGTGTCGTCCAGCAGATTTGCTTTGCTCAGAGGTGTTCCCACCACATCACAACCGGCGTTTGCACCGGTGGTGTCGGTATTTAGAACAACATCTAAGTAGCCGTTTCCGGCGATCAGCTGTTGCCTCCATTCCTCGAAGGTAGCGGGCATATCGGAAGGTGCCCGAATGATACTGGACTTTCCATTGCCCTTGATGGTGGTGTCTTTCATAGCGTTTCATGTTCCTCCTTTTTATTGTCCGCAGTACCGAACCCCCGTGTAGGGGAAGGGAGCGGTTGTTTGTGTCACTCTGCTGTCGATCATGAAAAGCAACTGCTCAATGTCATTTGCCAGTTGATAGGTCATGTAGTCCATAGACCCAGGAACAGAAGGGGCATTTGCCGGTAGATTGAGTTTGGCTCTCAGTTTGGTCAGACAGGTCAGAAGATTGGAAATCTGACTCTGCGTGGGCCAATCTCCCACCGCCCAATCTACCTTCGGGATAATGCTGTCATCATAGATAGCCAGGGCTTTCATGCGTTCTACCAGATAGGAGATTGCCTCCCCAATCCGGTTGAAATCGGTGTAGTTGTAAGCCCCTTTCATTCCGGCCATGTATTCTGCCTGTTCCTCCGAGGTGAGGGCAGAAAGCCCTCCCCCGGTCAGGATTTTGTTTTTCAGTTCAAATACACGGTCAACATCGGCTTGGGTTCTGTCGAAAATCAGATTATCAATTACACTCATATCAAGCCTTTCACCGTCATCTTTCCGCTCAGAGAGCCGTCAAAAGTGATTTCGTCCACCAAGATCAGAGCGTCCATTTCATCAGTGTAGAGGGTCTGCAAGCCGATAATGTCACCCACTTCCATTTCCGGGTTGCCCCGGTAACTGGCTTCATAGGTGTTCCGCATTTGCAGATAACTCTTCACATGATCGGCAAGAGCCTGACACATCGTATCATTGGTGATAAGGGGGTTTTCCTCCTTGTCGATCTCACCAGACTGAGCAACCGGGTAGGAAACGACCACCGAATTCTCAGTCAGTGTTTTGCCTGTGATCGTGACGGTCTTGGTGCCGGAGGATAACACCAAGTCCGCAGCTCTGGCGTAGATATTGGAAGATACCAATGTCCCACCAGATACGGAAATTTGAACATCTTGTGCAAGACCAGAGAACTCAACATGAAGCTCAGTTTCGGTGGTCGTTCCCTCAAATAGTGTGGAAGCGTCATTGGAGGCCGTGTAGGAGTACCGGGCTACGGAAACGGACTTCAATTCATCAATTTTGGAAATCTTCTGACTGTTCTCCCCAATAGAGGTGAAGTCCAGAGTGAAGTCAGTTTCCCGGTAATAGACCTTTGTGACTCGGCCTCTCCGGTAGGGAAGGTTCCCGATCATGGTCACTTCAATTTTGGTACACTCGATTGCCAGATTGGAGGACACATACACTTCCACGGAGTCAATAGCTGCGGTCTGGGTATCAAGCAGAGTATCATCGTGGTAATATTTCACCTGAACCGCACCGGGAAATTCATTGAGTACCGTATCAAAGCGAATTGCCAAGACCGGGAGATCGTGAGGCACATCGAAGGTCTTTGTAAAGACCGGGGGATTTGTGAAAGACCCGTCCGCTCCGGTCATGACCTCACTGATATAACCTCTCTGACCGGCATTGCTGTCGGGAAGAATGATCTGACTGTCACCACCCAGCGTCCACCGGTTCAACTCGAAAGTGACATAGGTATTTTCAGCGGTATTGCCCTTATCAATCGTGTCCCACTCACTGAACCAAACATGGCCGTTGTCAGCCCATACGCCGTTGTATATGCCGATGACGGTAACACCAAAGGGTCTGATATGGATAATGTTGTCATCGTCCGTGTAGAGGCGGCAACAGGCCGCATGAGCGATAAGCTGCAAGCAGTTCATGTGGGTGTCGATGGGGAGAGCCGCCGTAGTGAACATATCCTTTAAGGCTTCATCAATCTCCCAAGGATTTGCCCCTTGCTCCGTCAGGGTCAACCCTGCGTCTAAAAGAACCTCTTCGGCCATGTTGTAAAGGCTCTTGGAACCCAGCTTACTCTTGTAGAAAGTTCCGGTCAGACTCCCGATCAGGCCAGTACCGTTGAAGGTGGCTTGATTGTTCTGTGCGCTTGGCTTGGCATTCAACACATAATTATCCGGCTTCAACCACTCCACAGAGCCGTCCGGTAACTCATAGCCAAATTGGATTTCAATGGGAGAATTCTTATCCACATAGGCGTAGATACCAGCCGGGTTGTCGGGGTCGTACTTGTGTTCATAATCCAAGATCGTGAACTGCATTGTTTCTGTCGGCAACCTCCGGCTCAGGGGGTCAACATCATGCTTCTGCTGGGTAGAAACAATATCTTTGTTCACGAACTGGACATTCAGACCGTAAAGCACATTCTCCAATCGGGGTCTGCGGTAGGGCAAGCACCGGTCAAAGGTAATTGTTACCTTGTCCACTTCCGTGGCCGTGGTGGAAATTGTGGTCTGAACACTGGTAATGGAAACCGTCTGGGTGTCCACTACTTCTCCATTCAGGTAGAAATCTGCGGTCACTTCCAGCGGCCATTCCTGCTGTCTGGTGTCAAAGGTCAGGGTCAGGCCGGGGAAGATGTGCTTTAGGGAGAACTCCCGTGTAATGACCGGAGGGGTACTGAAATTTCCCTCAGCGTCACTCATGAGGCTCGAAATAAAGCCGTCTTGCACAGCCTCCCCGGTAGGGACGATCAGGGTCTTACCGTCCAAAGCCCAGCGGTTTAACTCTAAAGTGGCATAGGTATCTCCGTACTGATAGGCGTAATCCACCGTTTCAAACTCGGAGATACTTGCCGCACCATTGCTTTCCCACTCACCGTCCGTAGCTGCGGTAGTGTCTACATTGCCGAAGGTGATACGGACATAAGAACGGTTTCGGAGCATGGCTTTCATGCTGGCCTTATAAGCATTGCTGACTGACTTCATGCTCCCATCCCTCCTTAAAGCGGTTCGCCACAGTCAATGAGATTGACTTTACAGTTAATGTAGTCAAGGGGTAATTGCGTTACAGGGTCAAGGTGGAATGGCTCTGCGGTGCGATCTCCGGGGTACATCTTCCGGGTAGTCCATGTGTTGTTCACCATATCCGGGTAACTGACCGTCACATAGAAATTGGAGAACTCCTTCAAAATGGCCGACCACTGTTCCGCAGTCAAGTAAGCCCATTCCAAATTGTTTAACTTCTGCTGTTCACGGCCCACTACCTGTCCCACCACCACGGCATTTGCGTTCCGGGCGGAGTCCACTATGGTAGCGACCATCATTTCTAAGCCCCTTCGGGGGCAGGGATAATCACGACCATTGATCTTAATGAAAGAAGCCATATATCCCTACCCCCTTAGTAAGCGTTCGAGAATGCTCCGCTGTTCACACGGACACCTCTGTTTCTGCTGTACCGGTCATAAGACCGGCCAATCACATCATCACCGATGGACACGGACAAATCCTTATCCTCAATGATGTTCATGAGTGCGTAGATAGCGGCGATCACGCCATCATTGGCATTCGCCACACCAGCGGAGATACCTTCCACAATCTGGTCATTATTGGCTACCGCCGTCCGATTGCCAATGGCACCGACCATCTCAGCCCCGGCCTCCCGAGCGATAAAGAGCTGACCTTCATCAACGAAACCGCCCTGTGCGAAATAGGGAATGGGGTCAAGCTGCACTTCCCTGAAATAACTCAGGCTGATACCGGTAATCCACGAAACCGCATTGATAGAGCGAATAACATCGTTCAGAGCGGAAATAGCATTGTTCATGGCCTTTTCCATGACGGTCAAGACGCTGTTCCACTGGATGATCGTTGTGTTCGTCATACCCCTCCACATGGAGTACCATGCGGTGGAGAACTCGGTTTCAAAGGTGGTGTAGCCGGTCATGAACTCGGTCTGCCAAGTAGTCCAAGTGGTAGTCATCTGCGTCCACATCGTAGACCACTTAGTAGTAGTCTGCGTGGAGAAGGTAGTCAGGCTGGCTTGAAAGGTGGTACTGAAAGTGTTCCACCCGGTAGTCATCTGCGTCCACCCGGTAGACCAACCCGTTTGAAGGGTGGTCATCGTGGTAGTCCAAGTGGTGGTCAGCGTAGTCCATGTGGTGGTCAGGTAGGTGCTGATTGTTGTCCACTGAGTAATCGTCACAGTGTAGATGTTCAGCCAAGTAGTGGTGGTCTGAGTCTGAATGGTGGTCAGCATGGTAGTGTAGGTCAGTTGAATTCCGTTCGTAATCGTAGCGAAACTCTCATTCAGTAAACCGGCCTGACTATTCATGCCAGACGCAAAACCCGTCACCAGATTTACGCCTACCTCCTGCATATTGACAAACATAGCCCCGGAAAGAACCACGGCTTCTCTGTCATTTAACAGGCTCTCCAACTGGTCAATAAGGGCGGAATACTGAGTTACCAGAGATACCGCCTGACGCAGTTCCGGCACAGCGATCACCAGTTGTTCATTCAGGTTTGCGGTGTCTACGGCAATATCGGCCACATCATCTGCGAAGTCACCAATGGGGTTTCCGGCGAACAACTGCTGGAACCCGCTCACAATGCTGTCCCAGGTAATACCACCCATGGACTCGGTGTAGGAACCAATTTCCCCGGCAAAGGTGGACATGAAATCCACGAAGTTAGACATATTCACCGTGAGAGCCGGGAGAACTCCGTTCACTCGGGTCAATGCCGGAGAAAGATTGAAGGTTAATTCATCTGCCACGCTCACAAGGCTTTCGGTAAAGGCTACAAACGCTACCGCCAATTCAACCAGAATGGCAGTACCGAGGCCAACGGCTACCGGGAGAAGACCCACACTGGCAACCGTAGCTGCACCGAGAGCCGCAGTAACCACACCAATCCCGATCAGGAGGCCGGTTCCGACTCCGATACCGGTAGCAATCGTTTCTCCGTTGTCAATGACGGGTTGCCATGCCTGACCGATCTCGTCAAGACCCTTTCCAATGGCCCAGACCTCAACGATGAACAGACCGGTTGCGACACCTAACTCCAACAGGATAGCCGTGCCAAGTCCAACATTGGTAGCAATGGCTACGCCACCGGTGCCGAGGGCATAGGCGGCAAGGCCAACGCCGATCAGGAGGTTAGTTCCGAGGAAGATAGCCGTAGCAACTGTTTCGCCATTTTCAATGACCGGCTCCCAAGCCTTACCAACCTGATCTAACTCAACACCGAGAATAGCGATTGCTCCAACAATTAGGACTGCCGCCGCAGCTACTTCGGCCACTACGACAAGACCCCAACCGAGGCTCTGTGCAAGGCTTTTCAGTGTACCATTAAGGCCACCACCCGCACTGTTACCCATGGCATTTGTCACTTCCTGCAAAGCGGTAGAAGCACTGGTAACAGCTTTTCCCGCACCGATCTTGGAAGTGATTTGATTGATTGTGCCAATGGCGGTCAAGAACCCGCCTACCGTCAGAAGGAGGCCAGCGGCCAACTCTACCTTATCGACTCCACTCCAATCCCCGGTACGAAAAGCCTCCATAACATCAGCCAAATTCCGCACAATCAGGGTAATGCCAGTGAGAGCCAATCCGCCTCCGGTCAGGACAGGGTTATTGGTCAGAAGACCAATGCCGCTCAGGAAGATACCGAGATTTCTGACAAGGTTTGTAGCATTGTCGAAATTGACCCCGTTATTGACCATATCAGAAATGCTCGACACGATACCACTTAGGCCAGAGATGACCAGAGAGGCACCGGCCAGTTTTACATTTCCGAGAGCCAAGAACGCTACGCCAAGCCCCTCAGCGAAACCGCTGATTAACTGTGTAACATTTGTGAGATTGGGGCCGTTATCCAAAATATCCTCAATGGCCTCCTTGATCTTGTCCCAACCGTCCAAGAACAGGCCGAGGCCGGTAACAGCGAAGGTGATGTTGTAGAGAAGGTTCTTACCGGACAAGCCTTTTACGGTGTTAAAGAGGCTGAGAATGCCGTTTGCAACCTTCCATTGCAACATAGCCGTACCGATAGCCGCCGCAGTTTCCAAGATTTCATTCATATTGTCCTTGACCCAAGTGACAAAAGGCTCCATCTTGGCCCTGATCTCGTCAATTCGAGTGGAAACAGCGTCACCCAGGAAGTCATACTCAGGAAGCTCGAAATCAAATCCGCCGCCTCCCCCGGCTCCAATACCGGAACCGGCACTACCGCTATCAGGAGAGAACACATTCAGTTCATCAAATCCAGCGGTGTACTGCTTCAACTTCTTTGCCGCTCCCGCAGCTTCATCAAGGCTGTCGGCCATGCTACCGGCTCCGCTGGCTCCCGCCGTGATACCGGAGTAGTCAACCTCTGTCAACTCAAAGCCAAACAGAGAGGCGATTGCGTCAGCGATCTCCCGAATAACCTGAACCACAGCGATAGCGTATGGAAGGATAGCATTCAGGGCCGGGATGAAGATGTTTCCGATAGACCGTGCCGCCATGTTAAACTGAGCCGACAGAACACGGAGCTGATTGGCCGGAGCCTCCAAGGTTCTTGCCAAATCTCCCTGAGCAGTAGTCACCTGAGTCATGATTGCGTAGTACCGCAACTCTGCCTTTTCAGCCTGAGTCATGGACATAACGCTCTTATCAATTCCAAGGGACAGGGCGGTTGCTTCCAATCTGGCCTGAGAAAGATCATAACCCAGACGGCGCAACGGCTCCAACTCACCGGAGATACCAGACTGTAACTTCTGCATTGCGTCCTCAACAGAAATGTTGAAGAAGGAAGACAGGTCATAGCCCAGTTGAGTCAGGTTCTTACTCATAAGGGCCGCTCTCTCCGCCGTGTCACCAAAACCGGTCAGAAGGGTATTGAACACACCCTGATTTCTAATCCAGTTAGACAGGTCAATACCAAGAACCTCACTTACGGTCTGTCCGTAGTCAAAGGCTTCCTGAGCATATTCACCCATAGCCACAGTGAACAGGTTCAAATTCTCCTGATACTCATTGGACTTTGTGATAGCCGTGCCGATCATAGAGGCCAACCGGCTTAGGCCATAAATCATCGTGCCGAATTTCAGGCCGTTTGCAACCTTACCCCATGCACTGGTACTATTGGTAGCCCGTCTGACGGTATTGTTGTACTGCTCCGTGCTTCTAATCAGCCTTTGAATTCTCGAAGGAAATGCGGAGAAGCCATTGGACACCTTCTGCATTTCATCTGCAAAGGACTTCATAGCTGCGGCCAGTTCCTTCATCTGCTGGGTAAACTTATCAATGTCAGCCTTTTCCAGTTCCTCAATCACGGTGGGGAGCTTTTTAAGCTGATTGATGAAGGTGGTCATATTGGCCTTACCCAACTCAGACAGGGGACGCAGACCATCAGCAAGGGTTCTGAGCTTATCGCCGTCCGTCCACCGGACATTTGCCAGAGCCGCATTCAGGGCGTTTAACTGATTGGCAATGGAACTGGAAATCTTAATATTCTTGGCCGACTCCAAGGCTTTCAGACCCGTAGCGATCTGAGTCAACTTCTTAGACACATCTCCGCTATTCAGACCGGAAAGGGCATTCTTCAATTCCCGAATACTCTTACTGGTAGCATTCAGGCCGGTAACACTGGCACCAGTAGCACCCTTCAAACCGCTTAGAGCCTTTTTGAGATTGTTAATCCCAGAAACAGCACCTTCACTGTTTTCCTGAATTTGAAACTCTAAGCCCTGAATTTCAACATTATCGGCCATTTACTCCACCACCTTTCCCCTGAAATTTCTTGTTGAACGACATTGCGAACATCTGCATATAGGCTTTTGCCTTATCGTCCTGTTTCTTTTCCTTGGTCTTCTCTACCTTCTTGTCCTGCCTCACATTCAATTCAAAGGGTTGCTCAGGATAGGGTTGAGGCTTTGCACCCTTCTTCGCAAAGGCACGAAGGATGGGGGCCAAATTGCCTACTGCCTGATAGACATACATTCCTTGCAACCATGCGTCCTGATTTTTCAAATCCTGACGAATACGAGCCGCTTTCCGGTAATACTTCACCAGATCACAGTCCATCTCCCAGAACTGCTCGTAGGTCATTCCGATAGCAAGATAGTAGGGGAAGACCTGATAGAACTTTTCTGTGTAAGCGAAACGGGGAGCGGGGCGATTGCCGCCACCGCCCCCCGGTCTGCTGGACAGCGACCCGCTTACCAGTTCGCCGTCCAGTCCATGTTTCCCTCGTCATCACCATTCTGCTCAGGCTCTTCCATGAGAGACAGAATGGGTTCGTTATACATCTCCACCAGCTTAGGAAGAAGCTCGTCTTTACGGGGCAGACGGGCATAAATCCGGTCAATCACATCTTTCTTGACCCAGCGGTGATGTGCAAGGAACGCACCAGCAAACAGCGCAGGAAGCATGGTCATGGGCTTGCGGTCAACATCGTCCGCAATGAAGCCCTGCTTCTCCATGATCTCAACGGTTTTGCGGGTGTATTCCAGCGTATAACTCTCGCCGGAAACGGGGTCTTTAATTGTCAGTGTCTTAGCCATGATAAATCCTCCTTATCATTCAGGCCGATTGTGATTACTCAGCAGAGAAAGTGATCGGGGTGGAAGGGGCAATGGAGATGTTCATGTCCACGACCTCATTCACGCCGCCGCCCACGGGATAGACGGACAACTGACCGTCAAACTCGAACTTGCCGTTAGAGCCATCGGGAGTCACAACACCGCCGCTCTCCTGGCCACCAAACCAGACAGCGTAACTATTGGTCTTACCTTCCAGAGCCTTGAGCTTCTGAAAATCGGTCATATCATAGTTAGCGGTAAAGGACAGACCATCGAGGGACTGAATACCGGCAATATAGGTCTGCATATTGTCAGACAGCGTGGTAGTTTCCAGCATTTCAGGCTCGCCGCCCAGATCAGGAAACTCCTTAATGTCAACCAGCTTTTCATAGGTGTCAGGCTCGGTGCCCTTCTTCATAAGGAAGACCTTGTAGGTGCTAATTGCCATTTCTGTTACCTCCTGTAAAGATTTACACCATCCGTTTCAGCCCGATACCGGGCCACCAGACGGTAAATTGTTGCGTTCTCTAAATTGGGAACCGGGGAAAGGGAAATGCGAGTGAAGTTGCGCCGGTACATCAGATCATCAATGACCTTCATAATGCTCCGACACTGTGCCTTTTTCCCGGAAGACTTATTGGAGTAGACATTCACCTCATACATGATCGTGGCATACTCTTCGCTGTCACTGGTACTCAGGTGAGTCAGTGTGGGGTAATTGTCCTGCTCCACAATGCTTACATGGGGAAAGGCGGAAGGGGCTTTGACATATTCCCCGCTTGTGTCAATACCCGGAAAGGCTTCCCGAAGGGTTTCGGCAATCGGTGTATAAATCTGATTTTCCACATCAATCATCGAAACACCTCCTGAGCCAAGCGGGGTAAAATCCCTTCTAAATGCTTTACGGTTTCATACATGGACATATTGGCCGGGTTGCCGTGCGTGAGGACTACGGTATTTCCGTTCGGCTTGGTGAACTCAACGCCATTCGTACCGGCTTCACCGTAGTAACCCCATGTCTGTTGCTTACCATGACCGGCTCCATATTCTCCACGGCGCATACCGTGTTCCGCAGCTTCCGGGTGATTGTCTGGGTAAACAACACCTGTTCCGAATTCAATGAAAAGGACAGAGGCACCAACAGCGACAATCGCTCTGGCTCCGGTTACCCTTTGCTCAACAGACACAGAAACATCATTCGTTCCGTCATATTCCGCTTTCGCAAAATTGGCCGAAGCGACAGACAATCCCTCTTGCGCCAGCCGATCAAGCAGAAGGTTCGCTCGGGTTTTCAACCAATTCTGGTAGCGTTCAAGCTCCCGAATGGCATTATCAATCCCGGCCACAGACAAAGGTACTTTAATCGTCTTCACGATACCGTCACCTTACTTATAGCGTAGGAGATGGAATTTAGACTCTTAGCCACACGCCGCACGATGTAGTCATAGAGGGGATTATCGTCAGCGTCATATTCCGGCTCTTTATCAACAAACAGCACGGTATTTTCATCAATGGGGCAAGAGAGATCATCAGTGACAATCACCTTGTCATAGGAGATGAAATTGCCAAACTGCTCCACCTGAGCCGAACCGGTAGCCGCCGACACATTATCCCGCCGCTGAACAGCGGCCTTGTAGACTACACGGCTATCTCCTGTTTCATTGCCGTCCTCGTCCCGAACCGGTTCTTTCTTGTCATAAAGCAAGTACCAATAGGACGATTTATTACGCTCCATGATCTTCATGAGGTCGAGTCCCCCTTGATAACGCTGGCAAAGGGAACAATCTCACGCAACAGGGTAGGCGGTACATCTCCGTCCTCATAAGACCGAGAAATACCGTTTTCACTGTGCGCCGTTTCTCCCTCCGCACCACGCTTATTCACAAGGTAAGCTGCGATCTCTACCTGATTGAAGTCATACCGGGGCGGAACGGCGGTCACGGTATCGTCAAAGGGGTAAGCCCTCCGGCAAACCTTATTTGCGGCGATAGAAAGGTAGACAGAAAGCATGGCTTCATCTGTTTCGCCGGTCATGGTCTTCAACATGGACAGTTTTTCAGCGTCAGTCATGATTTCTGTCACTCCTTTCCATCAGAATTTCTCTTTAACCCGCAGAACCACCGGGGAAGTCAGCCGCATTCGCCACATACACGCTACGGCTGTAAGTGGGAGCGGTAAACTCGGTAGAGATGCCGGTAAACTTGCCGTGATACCACTCGGGGCCGTGGTCAAGGCCGATCTGACCGAAGAGCTGATACTTCTCACCAGCACCAACCTTGGCAAGAGGCTCCAAGAAGAAGTTACCCTTACCGGGAACAGGCTGATAAACGGGAGCGATCACATTCAGGTTCAGAAGCAGGGCCGTACCAGCAGGAAGACACTCGCCAAGGTACAGGTAGACAACACCGATGGGAGTAACCACACTGGACAGAGCGATACCATTGATCTCCCGAGCGGCGGGAACCACAGTAAGACCGTTCTGCACAGCGTCAGCGTTGACCTGAAACAGAGTCACAGCGTCACACCACAGGCACAGGCCATCGGTGGGAGCATTGGCCCCATAAACCTTCTTCACCATGTCGGCAATATCCCACAGACCAAGGGGCTTGCTTGCCATAGCGGTGACATTGGTGGTAATAGCCTCCACCAGTCCACGGGTCTTGTTCACGGTAGCGTCAGAGGTGGCCTTATTGTAAGTTCCCTGAATGAAGGTGAACTCAATGTCCCGGTTAACCTTCTGCATTTTAGCTGCAACCTGAAAGTCCAGCTCATTGATCGGGTTAGCCTGCTGACCTTCCACATTCAGACCGCTCAGAGTACCCATATTGGACTGCTTGGCATAGGAAATACCTACGGACTCCTGAAAAATCTGAGTCACATTGGTCTTCTGAGTCCGAGTGACAACGGTAGCGTCAGGGGCAGTCAGGGAGGCGGTTTCGCTGATAGCAGGCTGTGTGCCTCCGCCAGTGGTGTACTCCTGACCGGTCACGAACTCAACATGATTGGTGGTCTTCGCCCTGCCGCCGATAATGGAGGACAGGGGACAACGGGTATTGCCCTTATTGAAGAGCATACCGGAGTAGTTCAATACTCCAAAACTGGTAGCCAGAGTATCTGCCATAAGTCATTCTCCTTTACTCTCACGATTTGTTCTGTTCAGCCTCTTCCTGCGCTCTCAGGCGGTTGTAGTAGGCAACAGCGGCCAGATCACCGTTCTTCTGCGCCTCTTCAATCTTCTTGTCGTAGTCAATCGCACCGCCACCAGAACCAGCACCGGGAGTAGGCTTAGGGGTCTTCTTCAAAGCGTCAGCTTTGACCTTCTTCGCATACTCTTCGAGGAACTTGCTCTGATTGGCAAAGACCTTAGCACTGTCACCATCGGCAAGAGCCTGAGCGGTTTCCTCAGCCAGAGCTTCATCGTAGCCCTGAGCAACGAACTTGGCCTTATACTCCGAAATGGTCTTACCCTTACGGAGATCGGCAAGCTCCTGTTCCATCTGAGCCAGCTTGTCAGCGTCCTCCTGCTTCTTCTTTTCCTCTTCGGACAGAAGAGCATTGTGCTTACGCTTCCACTCAGCGGCCTCAGAATTTGCCTTGGAAAGAGCGTTCTTCTGCTTTTCCAGCTCTGCGGCGTTATCCTCGTATTCAAAAGCCTCCAAAGCGGCGAGCTTCTGTTCCGGGGTCATATCCGCATAACCTTCAATCAAACTGGTGTCAATCTTTGCCATAACAAATACCTCCTGCGTTTAACAAGGCTGTTCCCTCAGCACTATTTTCCGTTTTTGGTAGGGTTTTCTCCCTTTTGCGTTTTTAGGTCTTCACTGACCATTTCAAGCCTTGCGGCATTAAAATCAAAAACAAAACGGGCTATTGGCAAGAGCGTTTCCACTCTTACCAATAGCCCGTAATGGCTGTTACCGTTATCTCGCTATAACGGCCTCATATTTCTTTTTACTGGCTGTTTCCCAAAGAACCAGCCTCCCATTTCTCACGGCAAGTTCAACACCCTTGCCACGGGAAAGGATTTCATTCATCGTCCGAACCGCTTCCGGTGTCACCAGAACTGGACTTTTGACCTCCGGGTTCATTTCCTCCATTCCCTCCATCCGGGTTCTGTTTAGAAGCAAGCTCTAAGGCTTTCTTCTCCTGCTCCTTTGCGTACTCCATGCTCATGTTGTAAGCAATCTGCGGGTCAGTGAACATACCACAATGAGTAAAAGCCAGCTGCGGAGCAATCTTGGAGTTATTCAACATAGCGATCAGGACATTTGCCTTTTCGGTGATATTCTCATAATTGCGGCGGGTAAACCGAATTTCCACCGCCGACAACTTCAACTCTAAGTCCCCAAGATCACTACAAATCCGAAGCAGGAGCTTTAAGAACTCCTTCTCGGACTTCTTGAACATCAGTTCACTGTCCTTGGCTCTGGCTTCTGCCGCCGACCAACCATCCCGCATGATGACTGCGGAACCGGTATCACTGGTGGAAGAACCACCATTACGGTTCGGCATTCCGCAGATCGTAAGGACGGTATCATACATATCGTCCACCAGTGTTTGAGTCTGGCTTTGATTTAACTCAGCGGTCAAATACTGAATTTCCGCCTTTAGGGAAGGATCAATATCCTTGAATTTGATTGCTCCCTCTTCCCGCAGCTCTTTATAATCCTCAGAGGTAATGTCCACATTGTGGAAGAGCATGAGGGCCTGAATGAACTGCTCCACGCCATCCAGCCGGTTAGACTCTACGGTATTGATAGCGTCCAGCAGGGGAAGCACAATCTCAAAGGCACCCAGACGAGCATTGTTCGCCGGATATTCGATGATAGGAATACCCAAAATCTGCTCTTCGCTCCGCTGGATATTCCAAGTATTCGTGATCTCGAAAAAGTGATTATGCGTGTAGCAGCTGAACAGGAGGGTACCGTCTTCCAGCAGAACATACTTCACACCCATCTTGGCCGGAGTCCCAAGGGAAGTGCCGTACACCACGAAAGAATATCGAGGGTCAAGGGTGAAAATCTCTGCGGGGCACTCGTCCTCTTCCGCATTGGCTTCTCCATCAGGGAGAACCATACGGTAAGAAGTACCAGCAATATGCGACCAATCCGCCAACTCCTTGTCCTTGGCAGCTTTATCCTCAGAGAGCATATAATCGTTCAGTCTGGTCACACTTTCAGCAACGGCCTTATCGTCACCACGAGCGACATACTGAACCGGCTCTCCCATCAGATAGCCGACCTTGAAGGAAACAATCTCATTGGCCCGGTTTTCAACCACAGTGTTATTGATTTCAGGCCGAACCTCTTTCCTTCGGTAAAGAATGGGCTGATCTCCCTTGTAATACCGGTAGAGATAATCAATCTCAGCCCGATTTTGAAGGTGGATAGCGAGTGCCTTTTGCAGAACACTCACAACATTTCCATCCGTGATTTCCTCTACATCGGTATAAATCACTCTACGACCGCACAGAGGCTTCATTCCGCAAAGACACCTCCCCTCTACCTACTTCATCACTGTTCATTATATCGAATACTCCAATGCTTGTCAATGCCTAATCTTTTAGAATACCATTGGAGAGTGCAAAAGTCAAAAATTTCTTTCAACAGGGACGCTTGAATACCTCGATCTTACTCCCGGTCAGCATACGAATTTCATTTTCCAACAGGGCCAGGGAGTCAGGAGCGTCATCGTGAGGCACCTTTCCGCTTCTGGTATAAGTGGTCAATTCCTTCATGAAATTCCAATACTGGCTTCCCCGCTTATAGGTAGAGGGGTGTTTGAAGTAGAAATTCTTCTTGATGTTGTCGGAGGCGAATTCAATCCGGGTCTGTTTGTTTGAAATCGTCCTCTTTGTCCGAATGCCAATCGAATATCCGTGCTGGCGAATGATCTCCGCTACATCTCTGGCATAATACTGACCAGCATTGTTCGCCTCAAAGGTGGCAGAGGCAACCTTGTTCGAGATCAGGCACTTGGCACACTCAGGCTTTGTCACCTCGGCGGGAGCGTCATCAAAGACCACATCGACAATGTAGACCTCTGTACCATAGATGACCGCAACCGGCATAGAGGTGGAGTCAGAACCGCTCTCTGCGGTATCACCTACGGCAATGATGGTGTCCGGTTCCCGGTCAGGGGGCAACTCGAAGAAATAATTCAGTTCATCTTTGTTGAACAGAAGACCCTTTGCTTCAAAAGGCTGTTGCTGGAACTCACTCTCAAACTGTTCCGCAGACAGAAGTTCTCTTTGCTCCCTGAAATAAGCCGTGGTGAACACCTTCTGTCCCTCACGCTCATACTCATAATTGCTTTCGTCAGTGATCGGGTCAAGAGCCGGTATTTCAATAGCCCTCCACGACCAACCTTCTCTCTGGGCGTGTTCCTGAATGCGGCCAATGGGGTCATAGATGGAGTACCGGGTGCCGGTAAAGACCATAGGTGTACCCTCAATAGCACGGCCCATAATATCACCGGAGATCACTTCCCATTTATCATCGAGCCGCTGACGGTTCTTTGCCTCTTCACGGCCCTCCACACAGTCATCAAGATAGAGGACATTGGTAGCCTCAGACAAACCCACCTGCCGAGCGTCAATAGAACGACACATGATAGTAGGAAACCGAGATTTGGATTTCAGATTGATAATTTTCGTGTCTGCACCAGTCTGTACCAACCGGGACTCCGGGAACACATCATAGAACAGATACTCATTGGGGGTAGTCAGATATTCCAGACACCCATTGTAGAAACTCTTTACAAGGTCATCTCCCGTTCCTTCCATCAAGGTTGACCGGTCAGGGTACTTCCCAGAAAGCATATTAACAAAATTGATACCAGTTTGTGACTTACCGGCTCTTTTTGGCATGGATATTGTCAAAAGACGCAGTTTTCCGTCAAGTACATCTTGGAACCCCTGCACCATGGGTTTCAGGTAGTGCCGCCTGGGAGCATAGAACCGCTTCTCCGGCTTCCGGTCAAGTTCGATATAGGTCATGAAAGCGTCAAACTTATAGGGAGCGTCAAAGAGAAGACTCTTCCGCCATGCCTCATAAAATTTGTCCGCTTCTTTCGGAGAAACAAGATGTAACTGTCTGGCACAGAGCCGCCGCAACTCACCATTCAGGTCATGTGCGCTCTGAAAATCCTCTTCCTCCCACTGACGGCATAAGGATAATAAATCAACATAGGCCGTGTGGTCATCCGGCTTGTTCTCAATATATTTCCGAATGCCGTCTGCGATCTTACGATAATCCATAGAACATCACCTCAAATCGCTCCTGCCGCTCGAAAGGCCGCATAAATCTTCGGAGCTTGACAAGCAAACCAATCAACCATTTCCTCATTCTGCGCCCACTCGCTGTTCTCGGCCAAACCGCTCTCGAACAGAAATGCGTGAACAATCTCATGCCGGATATTTTTCTTCTCCTGTATTTCCAACCGACCCTTTTCTCCCTGCTGGCCTCTTTCGTAGTTTCATCACAAAAGCCGTCACACCCTTCAAGCCTTGGCTCGGCCTGTTCGGTGACAAGGTTGACTGTGTATTCTGTTCCCAAAATATTTACTACCATAGCGACCTCCAAAAAATAAGGGCTACCGGATTTCTCCGATAGCCCGTAGTGGCTGTTACTCTTCCCTATTGAAAGAGCCTTACATATTTTCAAAAAACACGGGAGTATGGTCAAATTCCTCTGCTATGATCTTGTCCACATCAAGTATCATCTGCCGGGTATTTGTGCAACCTCGACTGGTATCATTCTTCGCAGCTACAACCTTCTTGACCCACTCATTCAATCTATCTTCCAACATAAAATTCCTCCTATGAATTACTTCGCAGACTCCATATAGGCTTCCTGAATTTTAGCCGCCTCTGTCAAATACACATCTTGAAGTTTTCCGCTCCACTCCTGATATTCATTATCGATGCCATCTCCCACATGAAGGTAAATATTAGCCATCTCTTGAATACCCTCCATGGAAATCTCAGCGAGAGAAGACACTTTCTCATTACAGATCGTGGCAAGCCCTTCAAGCCCACCGGTATTCTCCGCAGCTTCCGCATTATATTCCTCAATCAATCCGGGAGTAGCCTCTTGAAGTTTGATGGTATAAGCGTCCAAAATCTCCTGATAAGAAGTGTATTCTGTTTCCTCTTCAACTGGCTCTTCATTTGCCACCGACTCTGCCGGTTCGCTTGACTGCTCAGGGGAAGAGGTATCATCTGTTGCCGGGATAGAATTATCACCACAAGCACACAAAGAAACTACCATAAGTAACGCCAACAGGAAACTTAATGTCTTTTTCATATTCAACCAACCTTTCTCACTCGATCATACCATGTGGGACGGCTGATACCGAGTTGACGGCAAGCGTCATTGACGGTAATCAACCCTTCTCTCTGTTGCTGGATAAGAGCCTGAAACATTTCATTATCCACCTGACAGGCGGGACGGCCAAACCCTCTGCCGGTCTTACCAGATACCTTCCGGCCATTTACTACCGGCATTGCAGCTATACCCTCAGCCTGACGCTTTCTGATCTTCTTCCGCTCCTGCTCCGCCATGGCTCCCATGACTTCAATCAGGATATTATTGACCATTTCCCCAATCCATTCTTGACCATGAAAATCAATCAGCGTGGTGGGAACATCAAATACCCGGACGATAACACCATGTTCTTTGAACCACTCCAACTCAGCCTTGATCTCTGCCTTGTTCCGGCCAAACCGGTCTAATTCCTCCACCAGAATTTCATCTCCGGGAACCAGAATGGCCTTTAACTCTAAGTAATGCTCCCGGTTGAAATTCTTCCCGCTCTGCTTGTCTGTGTAGATACGGTCATCAGAAAGGGAAGGGTCAAACTTTTTTAATGCCGCTATCTGACGGGCAAGGTTCTGATCTCTGGCCGATACTCTACCATATCCATACCTCATGACTCTTTCTCACTTTCTGAGCCAAGCAGGGCATTCAGATCATACTTGGGGTCTTCCTTCTGGTCAATTACAATCTGGTCAGCCCTGCGGACACCGGGCTTCCTCTCCTGAATGACAATCTCATAACCCAGAGCGGAGAGCATTTCCACAGCACTGTTGAAGGACAGGTTTGTGCTTCTCAGACGGGAACTGATTTCATTTCCACGCTCTTTTCCAAGAGCCTTTGCCATGGTCAGAAGAGAAATATTCTTGGTCTTCATCAGTTCTCGAATGGCCTTGTTGATATACATGGTGTTCACCTCTTTCTGTGATGGCTACATTCTACACTGAATTTATTTTGTTGTCAATAGGAAGTTAAAAATATTTTGTTACTGAATAAGATTTGTGCTTTGGAATAAAGCCTTTTTATTTTTGTCGGAATTTTCGACACTCACCCCGCCCCGGCTCCGGCTCATATATCCCCCGCCCCGGTTCGGGCAGATCAGCCGCACGAAAAGAAAAAAAAACATTGATTTTTGAAATCGTGCCCCGGTCAAAATCAATTTCAATTTCAAAATAAAGAAAAATTTTAATTGAAAATCCTTGCAGCTTGCAGATCATACCAGAGGGAACACAATAAAAGCCCTTGTAATAGGCCATACAAGCCCACACAAGAGCCGCTATATAAAGGGGTAGTATCAGGACATAGGAAAAGCCCCTTGCAAGACTCCCACGGCCTTACAAGGGGCTTTGTTATTTGTTCTTTCTCACACAATCAAATAGCACCATAACAGGGAATAGAAGCAACGCCACAAGTACCATATTACACCGCCTTTTCTACCGGCTGAACCTTGAACAGCTGCAACCGTAACCCACCGATAACATACCCACAAAAAACCGTTGTTCCGTCCTTCTTGTCCTGATACATTTTTTCTACATGGGAACGGCAAAGCCTCTCACAAAGCTCTTTCCGGGGGTGCTTTAATCCGTGGTATGTGTGGCCGTATTGATCAATAGCCATATACATTTTCATGTTTCAACCCTCCATTTTCACATAAAAGGCCGGATAACGGCCCATTTCCCCGTTGCAATTATAGAAGCGAAAAGCATTTACCACCGTTTCAAACTCTCTGTTACGGGCCACAATAGTATTACAACCATCTGAAACAATAGGGGAAAAGGCTTCCCGGCAACAATCACAGAAACAGCCCCACACATTGACCGGGGACAACTTGCAAGCACAAAAACGGATTGTTTCACCGGCATTATACCGGCGTTCCGCTTCCCGCTTATTGATACGGATAAACCCGCCTACTTGAATTTTATTCATAGCTGCACCCCCCTTAAAAAATCCGAAACAGGTTAGAAGAACGGGCCAGAATGACATAATACCCGCCTAACACATTATCCCAGATCAGCCCACCATTCAGGCCGTAAATGCCACAACTAAAACCCACTTTCGTATAACTGGCCGGTATCTTTTCCGGCTCCGCCTCTGTCAAATCAACGGCCAAACCGAGCCGCACAAACTCCCGCAACTCTTTCTTTGTGTACTGTTTCATTTTTCCGCCGCCCCTCTCTTCAATTCCCGATAGATTAAATGCGTTAACATTTGTTCCGCCTGTTGTTCGGAATACTGCGCCTTTTCCCGCTTCGATTGCTCCAAGATTGCGCCCAGATCATCAACGGCGGAACGGTTATAGTAGTAACAAGTATCAAGGACAGAGGGCAAGCCCTGCGCCCACTCTGTAAAAACTTGCTCGTTTGTGTACCCTTTTCGGCTCTGATATTCCGGGGAATAGGCTTTTTCCTCTGCATGAACAGCCAGAATAAACCGGGCCACATTTGGGAAGCTGCAAGGGCCGGTAAAATCATAGCCGCACGGGTCAAAATGGTCTAAAATGTATTGCCGGATATTTTGCCGGGCCTCTCTCGTTGTTGTCTTCATGGTATAAAACCTCTTTTCTTTATATATTTCGCTCCATTTTCCCGGCGTGGCCTTGATACGCTAAATGCGTATTTCTCCGGCCTTGCTGGGAAAATGTGCGGGGGTTCAATTTTCAAGGTACAAAGCACTGAATTTCTTTTGTGCCTTTAATATACACTGAATAAATTCAGTTGTCAACCCCTAAACACAAAATTTTTTCAGTGCTTTTTCTGCCATTTTCCCGGTGTATGGAAAAGTGTACTTTTTCAGACATACCAGAGGCGGACGGCTCCGGCCCATCTGCCCGGAAGCCTCCTGCCTGATCTGGGTATAAGAAACCGCCGAACCTCCTATCACGGGAGATCGGCGGTTCTTTCATAGTCGATAGTCGCTGGCCGTTTTCAAAGTCGCTCGGCTCATAGTCGATAGTCGCTGGCGATAGTCGGAAAGTCGCTCACTCTTCCGAGTCATAGTCGCTGACCGCAGCTTCGATATACTTCTGCTGTAACTCTTCCGCAGAAGCGGCCTCCCCAAGCTGATTATTCGGGGTAAGAACAACCTCCTGCTTGTCCTGATAGCCAAAGTGATTTTTCATCAGGAAGATAGCGGCCACCGGATTGATCTTCCCGTTTTGAGCATAATCTTCCATTTGAGCGTTCAAAAATTGGTACGCCTTTTTTATAAAGTTACGGCTTTCATTGGGGAGATAGGCACTATCTACACCATTAGCCCAAGCCCAGATAGTCTTTCTATCCACTCCAAAGGCTAATGCTAACCCTGCTACACTTGGCTTCATATCATCCTCAGAACAGATTTGCAGATACATACCAATCCGCTCTTTCACCTGTTCCGGCTCCTTCATATCCACAGACGGCCAATCCCACATTCTCAAAGAATGTTGTAGATATTTCCGATTGTCACCCGGCTCAGTATGGACACTCATAGCCTCAGTCCGATCAGGGCGCTTATTCCCACCAGTACCCTTCGGACGGCCACGGCCCCGAGAGGGAGTCGGTAAATCTACCACTTTATCACTCATAGTCGTTCTCCTTCCACTAATTATTTTCAGTTACCCTTAGTGAGTTTAGTGAATAATTTAGGCTTTTTGCAGTAAAGTCCTCTATATATCACTCTCTATAAGGGGGTTTATACAAAAATTTATAAAAATAGGGGGTAAAAACTGCCTCAAACCCTTGCGCCACAAGACTTTCCGGTAGTGAAGAGTTTATCACCAAATTCTTCACCAAACCTCACCAGAAAAATATATTTAGTTGATTACACAAAATATATTTGACTACGCCGGGTACAATACCACCGATGACGCTCCATCTTTTTCTAACCACTGAAAATAAACCATCTTGTCTACTCGGCAAGCGTCCTCAATAGGGTTATCATTCTGGCACATAACCATTTCCACTTGTGCGTCTTCGGGCACCGTACTCAACTTGGCTCTCAATTCCTTAACAGTCATTCCGTTTCCTCCCAATTACAAAGTATCTTCCCTCGGAACTTTCTCGACCTCCCAAGAAGTCCCCACAGACCCTCAGCCTGTTCACCGCAGTTCGGGCAGGACATACCAGCAATATCTTCTAACCTCTTAGGAAAACTCTTTCCCTCTTGGACAAAGAGCTGGTGGCCGCACTTCCGGCATTCAAACACCGTCATCATGAAGATTATCCCTCCCACTTTCACAATACTCTCTCGCTCTCTTACAGAGTCGGTTTGTGTCTACGGCGTACCCATCAGGAGAAATTTGGCAAGCTGCACACTCTTCATCACAAGTCAGGCAAGGGCATTTTCCTGAGTAATGTCCACATTCTTCAAACAGCATAGTCAAGACTCCTTCTTCAAGCCGAACATAGCAATCAATTCATTCATGAACATCTCTGCACACTCTTCATTCCTGAAAGTCGCATAAGCAGTAACGCTGTTGCCCTTTTCAACGCAGAGTCGAGGACGCTTCACATCGGGGAAGTTATACACTCCGATTTTGGTATCTCCCTTAAAAATCACCAGACCCATGCGGTACACCTTCTTTCTCACACCGAAGGGAGATCATCTTCTCCCTGACCAATTTATCCACTACCCGGCCAACCTCATAGTAGCCGGACATAGCTGCGAGGCGATCTAAGTTCTTCGCCGTTTGCGCTGTTACCAGCATGGACACCCGGCGCATATTCTTCTTGTTCATAGCGATCACTTCTCCTTTGCGTTTCTCAGGCAGAACTCATAGAAAGCGGCGAGTTGCTTTGCGGCCTCTTTCATGTCCTCATAAGAGCCGACATAGTTGATAATGGGCTGTCTGCCAAGATCACTAACGGTTTTGCATATCTGGAAGAAACAACCGGCCCTATCATTCTCGATGTTCATTTCATGGACAGGTCTGAGAAAAATCGTTTCCTTTGCGAAATACTCACTCCCGTCCTCACAAATCACTTTTGTCTTCTTCGGGGTGACTCTTTTGATAGTGCGTGACTTGTAGATCGTCAGACCGGTGTTCTGGTGCCACCCGTAGGTCACAGACCTTGGAACACATACCCTCATGCCGGGTTCAAGTTCATCGGTGGGAATGGGTTCCTCGAATGAATTCCTCTTGTAGTACATACTCATACCGTTCCTTTCATCCGAATGCCACGGTAACAGGGATAGCCGGAGTAGACCGTGCGGCCATCGTGCCATTCAGGGTGCATTTCCATATCAGCGTTGAACCGCTTGGCACTACACTGAAAATATCCATTGGACTTGCACCAGATTTTATAGGCATTGAAAAGGGTGGTCTGTCTGGTGTAAACCTTCTCCTTTTTCTCGCACTTTTCCTCCAAGAACTGCAAGACAAGATCATTGTCCTTCTCGTACTGCTTGACCACCTGACGCATAGCCGGGGACATTCTCAGGCCGAACCGCTTGTACTTGAAGTAGCCCTCCAAGAGCCAGGTGAAGATACCTTGCATGGCTTCGGGAGTTTGGAACTCCGTTTTCAGGTTCTTGTCCTGCTCGTCCTCAGAGAAGTGCCGGTTGAACTCGATCACCCGCACACGGTCAGAGGCGAACAGGCTTTTGTCATTGACTGAGGGAAGGTCATTGCAGGAAAGCCAAAGGGTAAACTGCGGGAGGAAGGTGGTAGCAGCTTCATAGAGGTTCCGAGCCTTGATCTCTTCGCCACCGGTGAGTTGCTTGATTGTTTCTTCGTCCAGCCGTCCATACTGATTGCTCTCGGCCATGGTGACAAACCGCTTACCCTTCAAAGAGGCCAGGACAGGGCTTGCAGCTTCGGCGTTCTTGGAGCGGTCAGACTTGCAGATAATGGACACCGGGGACACGGAGGCATAATCCCCGAGAAGGTGGTGAATGGCACTCAGAAGGGTAGACTTGCCGTTTCTGGTGGTCTTGCCATGGAGAATGAACATACATTCCTCATTGGCCGTACCCAGCATGGAGTACCCGAGAGCCTTTTGCAGATAGTCGGCCTTGTCTGCGTCATTGCAGGTAACTTCCTGAATAAACCGCTCCCACCGAGGGCACTCAGCGTCTTGCAGAGTGTAATCGAAATTGGTCTGCATGGTCAGGAAGTCGTGCCAGTCATGCTCCCGGAACTCCATTTTTTGAAGGTCATAGGTTCCATTCCGGCAGTTAATGAGGTAGGGATTTGAGTCAAATTCCTCAGCGGTGATCGGCATGACGCTGGCGGCGTCCTTCATGAGCCGGTCACGGAAACGGCGATCTCCCATCTTAGAGATGAACTTCATGTACTCCCTGCGGCGGTCTTCATTGTCAATCTCCCCGCAATAGAGAGCCATCAGGCGGCAAAACTCCTTGATCTTTTCCGCCACCAGCAGAGAGCCAATGTCCTTTCGCCATGCACCGTTAGAATAGGTGTACCAACACTTAGCCTCCGGGCAGAAGCGGGTGTCATTCTGATAGCATTCAGAGAACAGTTCCGCCATACCGGACTCGTCCCAAGAATAGCCTGTGCCGCTAATCTGGTGACTTCTCTCAGGCTTTGCCTCTTTGATGTAAAACATCTTCTGAGAGAGGTCTTTATCCATGATGTACCGGCCATTGGAGAGCTGAAAAAGTTCCTGCTCTTCGGTAGTCAAAATTTCATCTGCCATTTCTTGTCACCTTTCTAACTGATCTTGCTAAGGTCAAAAGCGCACACGCCTGAGAGTCTTCATCCCACCACGCACATTCATTCTTTTTACAATTCATGAACGGGCACTCAGCAGGACTCATAATAGATAAAGGACAAATCTTATTCTCCATCGTTTATACCCCCCCCGTAGAAGAAAGCGTTTTTCAGAGCCTTGTCCACATAGGACATAGCCTGCGGTGAAAGAGTACAGATACACTTTTTGACACGGGATTTGTCGATGACTCGTACCTGTTCACACTCCACCATGCTTGCCTTTATGCCGTTTCCTGTAACAATCACATGGGTAGGCATTTCCATTCTCTTTAACTTGGAGGTAAGAGGGACTACAATCGTGGTGGGAGAGTGTCTGTTGCCAACATCATTTTGCACGATCAGCCACGGTCGGTTTCCGCCTTGCACCCGGCTCCCGTCCACGATGGGAACATCAATCAGAACAATGTCCCCACGCCTGAAAGACTTCATATTGAAATTACCTCCTATATCTGGTAACTGAATTTACGATTGTTTCAATCTCACTCCGGGGAAGCGGGGGCTTACACGCTTGCTGATTTGCAAACAGCAACTCTTTGTAAATGTCTGCCTTGGAATACCCCTGATTATGAAGTTGACCGGCCAGCGAAGTAAGGCTCAGGTTTCGGCTTCCGGTGGTAATGGGCGGGTACTCAGGTTTGAGCGTGATCTTGCCGTGTTCTGGCTTCCGGTAGATAGGTGAGTATATCCGTTGAGAGGCGGAGCAACCAGCACCCTCTTTCGGAGCGTCAGGAAAATACTTGGACACCACATAGTCAACCGCTTCCTGATTTTCAATGATCTCCGAATAGAGCAAGACATTCCCGGTCATGATAAAGTACCGGCTACTCCGATAAATTTCCACGCCATTACGATTGTTGCGGCCCTTGAAGGGGAGATTACCTTTCAAAAGGATATGAACCCCTCGTCCGCTCCGGCTCTTCTCGGTGTAGGAGTGGCAATGGCTGATAATGTCTGAGGCCAGTTGATTTAACAGGCCATCGGCAAAACCATCGTCAATGTCAATCCCGATAAGACCATCATCGTTGAAAACATACCCTATCCCGTCATAAATGCCGTTTGCCACATTCAGCACAGCACAGTCAAAAGTGCCCCAAGTGTCAGGTAGGACAGAGGACGCAGCTTTCTTCTGGCCGGTCTGCATGGGAACCTTAGAGCCGTTCCACACATTGACCCATTGTGTTTTCTGCTTTAGTTCGGTAGGTATCTTTTCATACATGACTGGCACCTCTCAACTCTCATAAGGGGATTGCAGACTCCAATCCCAAGTTTGACCTCCCTCATAGGCATTGCGGAAATAATTGCGTTCTCCATCTCCGGTAAACCACATATAGTCCGAGGGGAGAACTCGGCCTACATCGGTTTCCCCGGATTTCTCGGCATACCACCGGGTCAGAACATCTTCACACAGGGCTTTAATTTCATCATCAATCGGGTTATCTACATCATATCCGGCGAATTGATATGGAGCGGTTACTACCATGACGATATTTCCATACCCATAGTCCACCCGGTTCAGCGCACACCACACACAGGCCGCTTTCTCTGTATCAGAGGGAATGCCCCTCGCCTCTCCCCATACCATCTTCGAGAGGACAGTGATCTCTTCCTCTGACCACGGTGAGAGAGAGGGAGAGGGGCTTTCTATCTGGTCAACCGGTTCGGTCTGAGTGGGAGGCTCCTGCTCATTGGGAACCGGCTCTGACGCACAGGGGGACAACAGGAGAAGGAAAATCGCAAGGAAGATCAACCAGACTTTATTCGTCATCGGTCTTTTTCTTCCGGGAAGAGGTCTTCACCGTAGCGAAGAAATACTTCCCGTCCACGCAGACCGGATAGCCGGGAAACCGGTTGCTGGCTCTCTTCTTGCCCTCGTTGTAAATCTGCTCCGCAGCTGCAATAGGCATTTCGCCGGACACATGATCGGCACCGGCCACCATGATATACGGGACTTTCCCGTTATTGTTCACGAATGTCATGAAGACTTCCCCTTTCTCTATTCCACGCTTCCACATCGACACCAATTTTCTTCAACTGCTCCTTACAGAGCCATGTGTAGTCATCCGGCATTTCGTAATGCTGGATAAGCCGGTCATGTTCTACTGAAAAAGCCTCATAGAACCGGCGTAACCGCTTAGGGCCAAATCCAAGGTGAACCATGAGGGTATAGAGAACCATAGCGTCAATATCATCGGTGTACCGTCTATCGGCCTCAATGATTTGCCGATTGATCTCCATATCCATAGCCTTTTTCTCGGCGGCGGTGAATATTGCCCCGTAAACCTTTCCTCCGGCCTTTTTAACAATCATGGCTTACACCTCAATGTCCTCAAAGAAGACCGGGTATCTGACCGATAAGAGGTCATAAAGCATTCTGGCAACCCTACGCATATCTGGGTGAGCTGCGGGAGCGGAGCGAAGTTTGATGAAATGCCGCCATTCCCGAAGATTGGCCGTCATAACCACTTCGGTTTTTAGACTGTTCGGCAACACAGACCGGGCCTCCTGCGGAGAACAACCAATGTCCAAGAGGGTAAAGTATTTTTCCTCAGCCTCATAACAAGCGGCTTTCCACATGGTATAAGGAAGAAGTCCTTCGGAAGTCCATGCGGGAGAAATGACGGTGATCTCTGTACCGAACTGCTCTTTGCTGTAATTGCAATACCGGGTAGACTCCTGACAATAGGAGGCCAGCCGGTGACGGACGATCTCATGACTCACTCCCCGGTCACAGATAAACCGGACGGTCACAACACCATGCTCAATGACGGCTTCATGACCCCGCTTCAAGATGTTCCTAACAAACTTCTCTGCGCTGTCTTCGGTGATCTTGCTCTCGGACTTGTAGCAAGTTCGCCCAGCCTGTTCAATCAGAGAGAGAATGTTCGGATAAGAGGGAGCATTGACAAGCTCCACGCTGGGTTCAATAATCTTCATAGTCAAACTCCTTCCACATGACTTGCCAACATATCCGCTTGGTGTGTCCACAGAACATTCGGATAGGCTCTTACCGCTCTGGTGTAATCGTTCCATTCCTCTTTCGGGCAAAATGCTCCCATGTGATACCTGATACACATGATCTCTTCCTCAGTCAGAGCGTAAAACTGAGAGAGAAGCATGACGGACTTATCCCCATGTCCTTTAAGAAGTGTGTCCGGGTTATATTCCCAGCGGAGAGGGTCTTCGATAATTGTGCCGTCGAGAGTGACACCTTGCCGCTCTGGTCTGTACTGGTCAATTTTGCAGAGATCGTGGAACATTCCAACCAGATAGGGAGATCGGCAATCCCTCCATTTCAACTGACAACTCTCAGTCAGGCCAACCAAGTGCTTTGCCACGGAGATGGAGTGGTCAAAGAGGCCACCTTCATAATTCCCGTGATACTTGGTGGAGGCAGGGGCGTAGAAAAAGCCGTTTTTCGTAAGCCAGTCAATCATGTTGACCGTAACCAAAGGGCTTCCGTCAGGGAGTTTCATGAAATCCAAAAGGACATTGAGCCTTTGATTGTCAGTCATGATAGGCACCTCCCTCGTACTCGGGCCGGTGAACGCTTCTCTCGGAGTCAAACCCTTCCGGGTATCTCTTCCGCAGCTTCGCAACATTTGCCGTAAAAATGTCATCCAAGTTTTTCCCGATTGCAGAAGCCGTAATTGCCAAATACCACGCTACATCACCAAGTTCCTCAGCAATGTGTTCGGTATCGAGCGGGTGTCCCTGAAAGGTCGCTTTCTTGATAATGTCAGCTACTTCACCGGCTTCACCGCACAGTCCAAGTGCGCCGTTCATTATCATGCCGTGTTCGGAATAGTTCATGTCAGCCGTTCTCAGAGCGGCCTTTTGATATTCAGTTCCCGTCATGGCCTGCAACCTCCATTTCCAGCACAGTCATGATTGCGTAATTGGCAAGGTCAATCAATGTGTCCCTGATAGACTCGTCATCAACCTTCTGTTCCCCGGAACGGGAAAGAGTCTTGAACCGGTTGAACTTGTCTCCCAGCCGAATACGGGCCATAGCCATACCCTCTTCAACAAAGGTCTGGTGAAAACTGTCCCCGTAATCGTGATTTTTCCGGGCATAGAGATCATTGATTTCTTCGCAAATCTCCCGGTGCATTTGCACCTTTGTCTTTGTCGTGGTCAAAGTATCTTATCCTCACTTTCCACAGGTTTTTCAACAAACCATTGGAGAGGGAGAGGGTAGATAACCGCTCTCCCTCGTCCGGTTTCACCCTAACAGGGCATTCAGGTCAAAAGAGGGCTTCTTTGCCGTCTGGGAGGCCGCAGGAACGGGTTTAGAGGCCGGTGCGGGTGAGGGGGCTTCTCCTTCATCCCAGCCCTCAGAGGGCCGTTTATCGGCCAGCCGAGCGAATGTGACGGTCTTATCCGGCTTGTTCTTGTTCGGCTGAACATCATGCTCCACATCACACTCAATGAAGCACCCAACGAGGTCTTCATGGTCGATCTCAGTCAGGGAGAAATCATTGAGAGCGGTCTTGGCAAAGTAACTGAAAGCGTTTAGGGCACCTTCATTGGGAGAGCCATCGGTTTTCAGCAGGGAGAAGCGTTCAATGTGCTTGGCTCCGCTCTGAGTCTGCATGGTGATCTCCAACTTGCCAAAGGCTTCCTTGTAGTTGACCGCTGTGATTTTGAACACATGAGTTCCTTCGGGAATGAGGGTAAATCCCTCACTCAGTCCAATTTTCGCCATAGTAGGTGTCCTCCTTAAACTTCAAGGTTTACCGGGAAGATGATACCTACAAGTTCGTCTTCATCATCCGGTAACTCGGGATATTGTTTGACCAACAGAGCCTTAGCCACGGTAGAATTCGTGTCAAGGTCATAGGCATACAGGATTTCACATAGGTCGGACTTTTCAATCAAAGACCAATCATCATTGCTGATCTTGATAGAGATAGTGCCGTCCTTGGTCTTAAAAACCCGAATGCAATCCTTAATGCCACCATCGGGGAAAGGCATAATGGCCTCTGCCAGTTCCGCATATTCGGTATGGCCGATCTGGTCAATCATCTTGGAGATTGCTTTCGGCATTTCCTGAATGGCCGCAGCTGTCACACTTTTCACCGTAACAGGAATTTTCATGAACACGGACGGGGAGGCCAGCCAGCGGTCATTGATAGGGAGATCACCGATCTGCTGATTGTAAATAACACCGCTGGAAGCGAGGGACTTCACAAATTTCTCAAATTTCATAACACACCTCTCACTTCTTCCTGCCTACCCAGATAGCGTAGACAATGCTTGCCATCAGTTCTACCATGACGGTAACCAGAACACCGGCCACAAAGGGGTCAATATACATTGTTCAGTCCTCCTTAATCATTTTCGGAGTAATCCGATAAGTGTCTTCCATGGTGGTGTACTTCTCCAACACCCCGTCCGCTTTCATAGCGTCCTTGTTGATTTTAGCGGTGGAAGAACGGCTGACCTCCCAGGTGTAAGCCTTGCCGGTGATAGACACCTTCTTGTCCCCGTCCCGGAACTGCGACATGGCAGACTTCTTAATCATGTCGGTCAGGGTCTTGTACCGCTTCTCGTCTTCCGCCACTTCTGCGGCATGAGCGTCCAGTTTGGCTTTCAGAGCCTCCGCCTCAGAAACCAGATCAGCCAGATCGGTTTCCGGGGACAGATTATTGGTACGGAGAACCTTCAAGATTTCTGCGTCCTGTTTCTCGTCATAGGCGGGAGAGAGGCCGGTTTCCACATGGTCTTTCCACCATTTCAGAGCCGGTTTCACATACCGCTTTTCAAAGTCTGGGTAACGCTCAGACACCTTGAAAGGCCGGGTAATGGTGTTTGCGGAGCTGCACACAAAATTCTCAGGGGCTTCGTAGTCAGAGGGGTCAAGGAAAGAGGCTACCATGATAACGCTGTCCACTCCCAGAAGGTGAGCATAAAGCGCAGCTTGCAGGGCATAATACTCGGGAATGTCCTCAGCCCAATCCTCTACCCGCTTGGAAGTCTTCATTTCGAGGACGGCCATGGGCTTGCCGGTCTTATCGCACAGCAGGTAGTCCCACATACCACCGAAGACAGCCACATCAGGGAAGAAATCACCGAAGGTTCTTTTGAAATAATCCTCCCCGAACCGATCAGTCGGAGTTACCAGATTGCTCATGAAGTAGGTGTTCTTCATGTATTCCGCCTGTTTCGGCTCGATAACCTTACCGGCCCTGGTGTAAATGGTGTCTTCAAAGGTCTTCTGGTAGGTACGAGTGATCTCGCACCATACCTCGAAAGGAGTAGACCACGGGTTCAGCCCCAAAACGGTAGCAAACCGAGTTGCCGTCAGCTTCTTAGGACGCTTGGGCGGAACGATCTGAATTCTGTTGTCAATCCATTCCATGATTAACCCTCCTGCGTTTCATACGCCGTCAGCATATCCGCAACTCCGGCAATCAGCTGGTCACATACATCAGCGGTGATTTTGGTGAACCCCTCGGTCTTCACCGCCACACTCTGAACAAAGGACTCCTGATCGGGGTCAAGTTCCATGAGCTTTTTCAGGGAGGTTTTCAGATTGGTAATCTGTTCCTCACTGGCGGCATTCTCAGGAGCGGAAGTCAGTTCAGACTTAATCTCCTGCCGCTGTTCCTGCGTGACAGGGGCTTTCCGGGTCTTCTTGGGAGTGGGAGTAGGAGCGTCCTGACCATCATCCCCACCGGAGATATTGTCAATGCTGTCGGCCTCAATAATGTCAAGAACCAACTGCCAGAGATACCGGCGAATGTAGGTGATAGAACTGCCAAGGGCCTGCATTTCATTCGTAACCACTTTGCCGGTGTTCGAGATGATCGGGGCAATCTGGGTGAAAGGAACCTCAAAGACAACTGGCTCTTCCTCACGGTCATCACAGTTATAGACCTTGGCGGTAGCGTAGTCCTTGCCAACAGTGGGAACCATCAGAAGACCAACCTCGGCAAAGATGGACTCTGCGGTGGGAACAATGTCTTGCAACTCGAAGTACATGAACTCCAAGTGAATGTTCTTGCCGGTCTTCTTCACCCCGGCTTGCAGGAACTTCAACCGGGCCAGCTGCAACTTTGCAAGAGCATTCATGGTGCTGTAATCAACAGCGGGAGCGGGTGTTTTGGTAGCCATCTCTTATACCTCCTGAAACTTCTTCAAAAATTTGTGAGAGCTGATATATTCGTTCATCTTGGCTCTCTGCTTTCCTGCGGCCCTGCGGCGG